AGCAAAGGCAGCGAAGGCAGCATCCATTTTAGAGATGGCCGTCGCATAGCTGTCAGCAGCGAGAATAATGTTGGTAGAAGTATAAGGCTCGTAGACGGTCTCGGTTAAAATACCAAGACGGGCACGAATGTTTTTAGGAAGGTCTTCACCAATGGTAGCAGCTTCCCCAGAATTTAATTCTGGGATATCCATCATTCCGTGGATCTTTCCATTTCTTCTGAAAAATAGAATCTGAATTCCAGCACTGTATCCCGGCGAAGCAGGATCAATAGGGACTGCCGACATCGCTGAGACTTGTGGCGTTAAACTCCCAACAGGCGCACCTTCAGGGATGTCCACATAAAGAGCGAAGCCTTCAGGTATTGCCGTAGCGACTGATGGATTAATTGTGTATGTCCAAACCCGGTCAGCGATGAAAATTTCAATAGCAGAATTCCAGCTTAGATTATTTGATCCGTTGGCACCTTCCCATAGGATATTACCGCCGCCCGTGAAGAACATGTTTTGATATTCTTTTAAAATCTTGTTACCTGCGTATGGAAGATCGAACCAGTTTACTGATCCCTTAACTTCTCTAATCGCTGTAGTTAAAGCGTCGTAGGCAGACTTGAATGAATCAATAGTTCTGTCTGTTCTTGTAAGTCCAAAGTCCCAATCAGACTCAAGCTCAAATAAAAGCTTTCTTGAATCGACGATTGAAACAATCACCCCACCAGAAGTGGTGACAATTGCTAAAGGAACTTTGTCTGGGTCATTAGTGAATGCGATTGTGTTTGAAACAAGGTCAGGACGTTGCTCAAGTGCTGTGTCTACGGTCTGGGTAAATTCCTCACCCGTACCGCCGTTCGCAGAGCTATCCCAAATTGCGACCGTGTCTGGAGCGCAAGTGTCGATATAAATTTTAAGTTCTACGTAGTTTGTAGCATTGTCGGCAAGATTGATTGTGACAACGTCTGCTAAGGCTTCTCTAAAATTCACCGCTTTCGCTAGTGGGCTTTCAGAGTTAAACAGCATTGATGAATCAGTGTTGTTTACCTTAACTTGAAGACCGCCATTATTTTCGATTTCCCAGTTCTTTACAATCCTGTTATTAGGAGAAAAGAATCTCTGGTTGTAGGCGTAAAACTCAGCCGAAATATAGTTGATCATTGAGTCGTATTGAGGCAAATCAAATCTTTGGTCTGCTACGAATCTTTGGGATCTTTGCATTAGAAACTCCTTAAAACTAATTTACGCTGCTGACCGGTCTTGATTCTCAAGACTGTAGACCGTGAAACACCATACTCTCTAGCTATGACTGTTTTTGATCTTTGGTCTTTATTGATTTTTTCAATCATATCGTCTGTCACTTTGAATCCAATGTTAGATTCTAAAAATCCAAACTTTGGGCCGCCTCTACCCTTGATGTCACGGTCACGAGAATTATCCTTGTGAGTTCCTAAGAATAAATGATCAGGGTTAACGCATGATGGAATATCGCATTTATGACAAACAAGCAGACCGCTTGGGATTGGGCCATTATGGATCACCCATGAAGCCCTGTGGGCAGCTTCATTCTTTCCATTTAATTTGAATCGCCCGTAGCCAAACTTTGGCTCCTTGAAGGCTTGCCAAATCCAGCACCCGTCTTTGTTTATAGAGACTTTTTCAATAAATCTTTCCATAGTCTCCCTATTTAACACTTAGGCTCGCTAACACTCCATCTTATCACGACCCCAGCAGCGACGATTGATTCAACAATCTGCTGGGCCAAAATTCTCGCTGCCGTGACACCCACAAGATAAACGGAAAAATCAGACCCATCTATGTTTGGTTTGTTGTACGGCTTAACAATTACATTCACCACGTCCCCTATCGAATGATCTTTAAGAAACGTATAGGCTGGGTCAATGAGTAAGGTGCTATTGTTTGGTCTTCCGTAATACTTCACATCTGCTTCTTCGCCGGAACGAGCAAACTTAAATATAAGCCTTCCGGGAGCGTCTGGAATGGACGAGGCATCGGTCATGCTCAACGTCGTATAAATGCTTCCAGCTGTGATGACTTGATTTAGGAGCCCTCTTTTCTGCGTGACCGTATATGGTCTAGTTGGATCAGGAATAAAGGATCCAACATAGTTTGGGACATTCACTATCATGAATCTCTGACCGGCTTGGTATATTGAAAGATCTTCTCCCAAAGCAAACTGAAGGATAACTCCCAATCTTCCCGTGGAGTTAGACATGATTTTGGTTCGACGTAGAACTTTCTGTCCAAACTCTCCATCCTTTAATTCATCCATTTTCATATTTTTAGAGTCGTGAGGGAATGCTGCATCAAAATCAACTACCATTTCTTTGTTTAGGTTATCGATAGATTGAATGACTCCAGAATAGTTATGAAAATGATGCGAGCCTTGGAGTTGTCTTCTTAGTGAAGGAACAGAGCTTGGAATCTGGATGACGATTTCGTTTGGGTTAATTTCGTTAACCATAACTCTAGGATTTCCAGCACCAAAGAAAACATCAAGAACAAGCTTGATGGTTGGAACGACCTGCTTAGGTCTGAAAGATAATGCTGGAATGAGTTCTCTATATTGAGCATCAGCAAGGTTAATAGCTGCGGGTCTGAACACACCGACGTTCGATCCCAAGGCATCGAGAAATCTAAGCTGGGCATACTTAACAAAAAGCTGCTCCTTAGCGTCCTGACATGCTTTGACTAGCAGATCATCCTCTGACGACCAAGCATACAGGAGACCTTTCACATACGTATTATTATATGGGTTGAAAAGTCCCGGTATGAAGTTCGCCATTTTATCAAATTTGGCCATTTTATTATCCTACAGAAATGTCGTTTTCATCAATTCGTGAAAGCTCGTTGTCTGCTATCGCAATGTTCGCAGTAGGCGAAATCATCTTGATGTCAAACACTCCACTCACGTCTTTAACCGCACAAATGATCTCAGAGATAATAACATCCCCACCAACAGGCAGAGTGTTCACGTAAGCTGAGATGGCAGACTTCACATCGTTTGATATTGAAGAAAGCGTAATCCCTTCTCTGGCCGTGACATCAACTTCCACTTTGATCGGTCTACGAACAGGCTCAAGGACTTCAACCTGAACACCACCAGCACGAATGCCGGGATAATTTTCTTGGTCGTCTGCACGTCCATCGATTGTCCACTGAACCTTTTGTGCAAGCCCTGTGAAGTATCTGTAGCCGTCAATTCCAAGCTTAGTGAGAGTTGAGAAAAGAAGGATAGTGTTAGCTTGTCCTCCAGAAATTTGAACTGAGCCAAGCTCCCCTGAAACCTTAGAAGCAATCTGAATCTTGGTGCCAGAACTAGAAGCTGAAACATCTGCCTGAACACTCAGAAGAGTGATCTGCTTATTGTTCCAAAGTTTAGCAAGCTGATGGGCCGTACGAGCGATGATTTGATAAGTGTCGCCGACTGCTGGAACGCCTCCCAGATTTGCTGAGAGCATGATCGTCCCTGTCACAGGGGTATAGCCAGAAACCTGCCTACGTTGCCCCACCTGTGCGCCGGAAGTTATAAGAACGTCATAGCCAGAGTCTATAGTTAGATCGCTGCTTAACGTGAATACAGGCTGGAGAGTTGCGTCAATGATTTGACTCGCTGTAGTTCCCGCCTGAACCGCCCCATCCCTATGAGTTGGAACCGTCAGATTGTTTGCACTGTTGCCGTTCATGATTACGATCAGGTCGTAACTTGCAGGGAATGTCCAAGGGCTTGTTGAAGTACTTTCAAGAGCAGCAAGATGCGGCTCAAGGTTTTCAATCTTAGTTGAAGTGAACTGAAGCACAAGGTTCGCCGTTCCACCCGTAACACGGATCGAGCCTGACGTTCCCCACGTATTAGTTCTGACCGCAATCCTTCCAATCCCAGAAGCGAAAGCCTCTGCACCACGGAGAATTGAATTAAGCTTAACAATAACCTCTGATGCCAGAGCTGAACCCGGAGTAAAGAAATCTGAAGCGACAAAGGCAACCGTCTGAACAGTACCGTCTACTTCCACGTTGAGAGATTCCCCACCACTAAGACCAAACGGTTGAGCATTAGAAACCATTGTCGCTCTCGTGACCTCTGATCCCAGAGTCACAACGTCGTTAGCTGAAAGAGGAGTATTTAATTCGATTTGGCCAATGAAGCGGTTCAACGTATAGTCGGAATTTGAGCCAGCTCTTTCCGAATCAGAAAAGCCGAATGTTTCATTTCCAGAACAAATCCTTAAGCGAGACTCGACTGGAGGCTGTGCCAGAGCTGGCAAATCTCTACGCAGTCTAACCCAATAATAAGGGCCCACACTATTTACGTTCGTCTTCTGCCAAGTGTGAGGTGCTTTGAAGAGGATAGAACCATCCTGAATCAGGCCGTTCGTTTCATCAAAGAATCCTATGTCTTGCCAAATAGTACCGTTCCAGAATTCAAGATGAAGCACAATCGAAGCTGAAGCAGCGGTCGACAATGCAACATAAATAGAACTGAAAGAAACATCAACGTGACCAAAGTACACCATGTCTTGATCTTGTGTGAAAAACATGACGTTGATTGCTGCCGTTCGTGACTGCGTGGTGATGTCACCAAACGTCGCTGCGAAAGCATTGTATGAGAAAATTTTAGTATAGTTTTCAACCACTCTAATTTTAGAGGCTGAACTTCTCTTCACGTTAGACGTTAAAGAAACCCGTGTGTCGTTAGACGACGAAAAGGCTTCTGCACCCGGAAGCTGTTCATTGATTACAGCCGCCACTTCTTTTGAGGTCGCTGCTGCTGCGTTGATGAAGTCACTAGGGTCGAAATGAATATAAGAAAGATTCGAAGTTTTACCGTCAGTCACAATCGTAAGATATTTTTGCGCCGACATATTGTAGGCAGCAGAATTCCCCGACTCAATTACAGAAGATGAACCATCTTTCTGCAGGAGTGTGACGATGTTATTTCTTTGGAGGTAAAGCTTGGTTGTATATTTTTTATCAGTAGGGAAGTTTAAAGATGTGTTAGCTGATCCACCCGTCACAATTATTTCTTCATCAAAGTTTTGTCTTGAGAAGATACGGACTTTAGAACCACCAGAAGAAACACGGGCCTCAAACAGCGTCGCACTTCTATTAATCGCCTGAAGAACTTCCTGAGCGGTTGCTGATGCGGGAACATTGAAGTCGGTGGAAGTGAAAGTCACTGTTTCAGTCTCTCCGCCAACCTCAACGAACAGCAGGGTAGTCCCTGACATGTTGTAAGGCTCCTCGTCTTGTGTTTCGACGAAAGCTTTAACGATTGGGAAGTTGTTTACCTGTAGAAACTTCTCCCCACCGGTTGCTGACGCTACGACCGTTTCAAACCCAATTGAATTAAAGGTAGGAACGAATCCTGTCCCGTCATCAATGAAAAGCTTAACAACGTCGGCAGGGATAGTTGGCTCAATAATCGAAGCCGAAACAACCCGCTTGTTATCAATTTCTGAAACGAGATCCAAGACTCCCGTAGTGATAGCTTTTGAAGTACCACGAGACAAAGACTGAATCGTGTTTTTAATTCTATCTCTTAGCTCTTGGTCGCTTTCAATGTCTCGACCGTTAGTCACACGCTGAGTATTAGTCACGTAAGCAGAAGAGAATGGCAAAGAACCAAACTGAATAATCGTACCTATTGGCACGTTAGCAGAGGCTCCAGAAGTTGAAGCCGTCACTCCAACACCCTCAACGACTTCTTCACCATCTAAAATGGTAGCGTTTGCGTTAAGCGTGAAAGGGATTTCAGGGTTTAAATCTGAAGCTGGGACGTTGATTACAACCCCTCCAACAATCAGCCTGTTCCCGCCCTGAGAAAGAATGATTGTCTCATCCGTTCCATGGTCGTATGCAAGTGCTGTTGAAAGGTTAAATCTTACATAGTTTGGAAAAACTGTGACCGATGAGTAAATCACAGTTTCGACGTTCGGGGTGCCACGGCCTACGATGATTGAACCTGTGACTGGAAAGTTTAGAGAACTATCACCGTTAATAGCGAATGAACCTGAAACTGCTCCAGCAAGACCTGAGTAAACTCCAGTCTCTACTTTGTTTATCGCTGAGTCGCCTAGCGTGACCGTCGTGGTAGCTGTCTGAGCGGTTAGCCGTGTGACCCCGTACTCAAAAGCTCTGTCGTCAAGATCAGAGCCGGAAGTTGAGTCCAACGAATAAGCTCGAATAAGCTCTAGCATTTGAAAATATTGTTCATCATCTTCTTGAGCCGCTGCTTCCAGCATAACTGTAAAGACTGAGCCAAAATTTATATCTGTAAGTGGAGTCACCGAGATTAGTCGGTTGATCATCTCTCCCACGATCTCTGGAAATATGCGGGGCGTAAACAGTGCCATCAGGACTCCTTAAATCTAATCAACATTAAGCTTTAGAGGTATTGGGATCGGTTGATCAGCACCCTTAAGCTTTAACAACATGTTTATTTCAATCGTTCCACCCTCTTGCTGTAACTGGATAAATGGAATCGATTCAACCCTATTATCGGAAGTGAAAGAGGAAACGATTTGATCTCGTATGACATTGATCGATGAAGCCGCCTTGCGTCCAATTTGAAGATCAGTCCCAATACCCGGATGACGTTTAAGCGACCCAGTCTTGTAACCCATCTTTAAAGCGCAGGCCTGTCCCATGTTGTTCATGCCAGCAAGTAAATCAAGGTCTTTGGTGTTTGAAATAGCAAGGTCACCGTCTTCAGTGATTCTGATATCAACCCCTAAACCCTTCTCCGCCTCTTCAAGTCCTTTTGTAATATTGTATTCTTTATTTTTGATGACACCAGTGTTTCCTGAACCGGAATACTTCGGAATGAGAATCTTGGAACCGGGCGATAAAACTCCCGGCCCCGGAGTCGCTGAGATGTATGGAGCTTTTAAATTGTTCAGAATAGCAATGTCTCTGAATTTATCAGGATCGCCAAACTCTCTAGAAGCGATTGTCTGAAGATCGTCTGTCGCAAGAATGTCCACAGAAGCAACCGCAGAAGGCTCCCTCAAAATAATTGAATCACCATACGTGCTTATAACGTCAGCGTTCTGCTGAAATATATTCGCTTCAAAAAGACTGTCGTTAAGTCCTGCAACGAGCAGAAGTCCTTTCTGGATATTGCTTAAAGCATTTATGATAGAAAGTTCAGCATAGGTGGTCTGTCTGTTTGGATTTCCCACCAAGGTAGAAGTTCGACCAGAGGCGGCATTGTACGAGCTGGTGTTCCGTCCAATTCCTTCAGCAAACTTAATCTGAATGTCCCGCCCAATCCTTCCAAGGTCATCAACCGCCTTGCGTGTGATCCCTAGCTGGGTCAAAGTCATTTCTGAGCCGCCACGGATCGCTTGGAGTGCTGCAGACAATGCTTGGACTGGTGCCATGAGTGTAGCGTTCAAATCCCTTTGGAAACGATTGATGATGCCGAAAGCACCGTTGATCGTTCTAACTCCTTCATCCATATAATCGAGAGCTGAATCGATATTGTTTGCAGCATCGAAAAGCTTCGACTTCCAATCTGTAGGCCCCATGACCTTGTCGGCCACACCGATAGCTTTGAGGACGATTACGTAATCATAAAGCATGGGTCTTTTAGCTGACCGCTTCATTGTGAATTTGATTGGTTCTACATAGAGAAATTCATTATCTCTGTAGTTACGGAAAATAAGACGGAGGCTTCCGTCAGTGTCCGTTCTTTTTGATTCCACATAAATCCTAAAATAAGAACGAAGATCGTGAAACTCTTTGTATCCAGAAGTTCCGGTGGCGAAGATAGGAGAGCCATTCTTGTTAGTCCCAGCTTCTTTTCTGTTTGGAGAAATACCTGTTGTCCCAGAAATTGTAATGTCTTTGATTGTTGAGCCATGATGCTCTACGAGGACTCCTCGCAAAGTAGGAGTCACTTCGATAGCAAAAATTTCATCCTGTGTTAGCTCTTGGGGATTGATCTGCAAGCGAAACTCTTTCCATTTTTCAGCAGGAGAACTAAAGCCGTTAATAACCTTTCTAACTTCAAAAGAATATCCAAGAGAGTCTTTCCACTCCGTCCCTGTCCCAGCAGCGTTGGTGTACTTTTCATTCATAGGGAATCTTTGATTATTTTTAGCACCAATCCCAAAAGGAAGATTGCCATCAATTACATCTTTAATCCCAGACAACATACTGCCAAAACCCATAAGAAACTCCTTACAACAGTTTGATCAATCTTGCCGTGTTAGCGACAGTGTACGTAGACGGTATCGGGACATTCAAGGTTACAATATTCCCGACAATACTTTGGATTATGCCGACCATCGAAGGCGTTGCTTTGTCTATAATCTTAATCGAATCAAGTGGACTTAAACCAGTCACATCTGAAGCGCCAATTACTGCCGTGTTGTTTGGATTAGAAGTGATTTGCTTCACTAGCATATAGGCATCATACTCAGCCTTTCTCGCCGCCGTTATAGCGACGGAGGCATCAATGAACGTGATGATCTGGTCATAGTCATACCAAATTCTCAACGTCCCAGCAGACTTGTTGATCCTGAGATTAATCCAAGTTCCTAGAGTAAAATATTGACCTGAGCCAGTGATTGCACCTTCAGCATCCTGAACTACTGATCCAAGATATGTATTGATCGCCGTTGCCCTTGCTGGAGCTTGTGCGTTCCTATTCGTCGTCATGGTTTCAAGATTGGCAATCCCGGTGTTCCCATACTTAGAGCCAGCACCCGTTAATGCCAAAGCGTCCCATGCCGTGATGAGGTTCTTAGCAGAATCAACATTGTTCCTTGCCGTAGTTATGGCAGCAGCTTCAGCTCCAATCGCATCATTTGAAAGCAAAGCTGTTTTCTGACTTGCGATGAAAGGACTAATCGCATCTTTTTCTGCGACTATTAAAGTTTTAAAATATGCAAAGACTTCAGCATGAGTTGAAACGCCTGACTCTCGCTGAGTATTAGTGAAGCCTGTGAAGAAGTTTTTAACACTGCCGCCAATAGGAATAGCACCCAATGGTGCCGCTAGAACGGTCACGGTGATAGTGGTGAATCCCGGCGTTGGAAGCGCAGGAGGAACAGGGGTTGTTGCAGGAGTCACAACCACAGCGGTCACTTTTAAAAGTGCAGAGAATCCTCCACCAGACAACGTCAAGCGGTCGTTAAGCGAAAATGATCCTGACAAGATTTGAAGACTTGTTCCTCCAGAATAAGCTGCGCTTAAAGTCGCAGAGGCGGCTCCATCAGTGTATCCAGTTTTCATTAAAGCTATTGTAGACGTTAGTTCCCCAAGTCTGAATATCTCATGATCTGTCAGTGTCGTGATTGGGCCACCGTTTTGAGAAGCGACAATCTTTGGTGGAAACTTTACCCAAATTGGAGAAATTGGAAAGTGAGTATTCCCGCCAGCAAGAGCACCGCCCGACTGAAGGTCTGCATCTAAATAAGAAGCTCTCTGACTTCCATTTAGTGCTTTAAGTTCGTCATGATATTTCTCAACAATCGTTAAGACGTTTTGATAGAACAATTTATTAGCTTCGTCTTTAACTAGAGCATCTGCTTTTCCTAAAATGGCAGCAGCTTTGTTCGCTATCGTTTGAGCAAGCTCTTGTGGAGTGTCTAAGACAACACCTGAAGCCGTTCGTAAATCTGTATCGTTGAAATTAATACTCATGCTGTTGTAACCTTTGTGGCGCATTTTTCAGGATCAATCTCATCTGATCAAGCCAGTCAGAGTAATTGTAGTCCATCTTCATCTCGTTGCAGATAGAGCAACAAGGAACACTATTGTCCAAGGTGTAGCCTTCTGATTTTCTTCAGACTTCTTTTTTATATGTTTAGCCTTCTTGGTGGGACTCATATTTTTGTATCTCAATCTTTCATTTTCCCGCTCAGTGTCGCTTCGAGACTCCCTGTAGATCTTTCGACAAGGCTTGCAGGTTGCACGTCCGATGGCGTAATCTGAAAGAGGCTTTAGCTCTGAAAGAGGCTTTAGCTCTGAAAGAGGCTTTAGCTCTGAACATTTATTACATTTTTTCATGCTGTGGTGACCTTCGAGCTTCCCTCGATTATAGTCGAGACTGTCGGCGCACCCAAATTACCTGTACCAATACATTTAGAACCAAGCTTTGCTACAGGGGCACCGCCACCCGCTAAGGCGACCGTTGTTCCGTTCACGTTGGTAGCTGAAGCGGAAGAGCCTACGTCTGTACCGCCCGTCCCTTCAAACTTCGCCATGCCGTCAGCTTTCACTTCTGCGTCGCCTGTCGCTGCTACTTTGAAAGCATCAACCGCTTTCATCTCAACACCAGCAGCGGTAAATTTGAATTCGTTTGCGTTCTTGTCTACGATGGAAACTCCCGAAGCGTCGTAGATTACTTTGTTCTCTTGAGCATAGAACTCCATTTTCTTGTCTGCTTTCGTGAGCTTCATACGTAGGTCGGCAGAGCCTTCTGTCCCATGAGTGTTGATCTCTACGTCGCCGTTCCCGCTCATCTTTACAAAAGAGCCTACTCCAGCTTCGTTTAAAACTTTACCTTCAGGGTCTTTACGGCCTGTCTGTTTGATTAAATAGTTTGAATCTTTATCAACAAGGAATTCGACACCGTTAAATTCTTCACGGTCAAATCTTCCATCTTCTTTCTTAAATTTCTTTTCTGATCTTGGATGCTCTGCACATCCTACAATAAGAGGAATATTCCCATGACCTTCAATGAACATAACGTAAACCATTTCACCATCAAGGTTCTCAGGAAACTGTCCTGAGTTGATCTGTCCTGTTGTGGATTTTTCTACACCCTTATGAATAGTTTCTGATTGCTGGTTCATTCCACCTAGAGACTTGATGGATATAGCGTTCGGGTAATCCTGTCCTCTGACATTGATCACATATTCAATTCTTTTCTTGTTCGTGTTTTCTGGCTCGTCAGGATAAATCACACGGATAACCTGCCCACGAAAAACGCCAAAAAGCTTGTTGTGCTCCGACCTGTTCATGACCGTTCTAGGAATTGAGCTTGGGACTACCCCACCATCTTTTTTGTAAATGCTCATGTTCTCTTCTCCTTACTGGTTACTGTTTTAGCAGTATAGACAGAAGTAAGACCTTCATCTGCAAGTCCAAAATCTCCTTCACCAATAACATCAATAAAAATATCAAGATCGCCGGGTATTCCCGAAAGCTTGAACTGTCCATGAGTCACTGTGAAGGTCGTCGTCCACTTATTAGGAAATGTCCAAGCGTGTTCGTATCCTTCGATAAAGTAAATCTTATCAGGCGTACTTGGTCTGTCAGACTTAACGATCAAAGCCTTTCCAAGCTCTGCCTCTAAGACTCCTGTGCATTCTATGGTGCCAGCATCGTAGAGATGATTTGCGTAGTGCATGTCATATAGTTGAACCAAGAAAGCCTTCCATAACAGAATCTCTGGAGTGGTTCTGCTGTTGCCACTGCTCTGACCTGAAGCTGGGAGGTGACAGAATTCTAATATTTCATCGAATCTTTTCAGCCCATGACGAACAATAGAAGCAGCGTTGAATGTTGGATTTGCAATCCCGCCAGTGTTGTTATTGTGAGCAGCATAGGCGAAATGATCATCCATGTTATTTACAGGCCGCATCCAGTACATATTGAACCGTGAGTGTTCGTCCTTCCCAAGATTTTCATAAATGATTTCAGAAGGTGAAATTTCAATAAAGTTTTTCTTAGCATGATTCTGTAGAGTTTTAACCGTCCCGTTGAGCTTTGAAAGTGCTCCCAACGCTACAGCGTCCGTCCCGCAGTGGGATTCAAAGAATGGAGTATTGATAGGGCGTGACTTTAAAAATAACGTAGGGTGGACGTTCCCTTGGTTGTCTCGAGCCTCTTCGTAATAAAGTTCATTCGTTAATTCGTTCGCACAACGCCTCAAAAGCTGATCAAGCGAGCCGTTATTGTTTACAGTAACCATCTGACGATCCTTGAAGCCCGGAAGCTTTGGATCTATTTTCTTCTTTAAAACATCATAAAACTTAGGACGATCGGGAACAGAAATTCCCGGAGTCCCTAACATTTCTGCCAATCCTCTTGGGATAACAAAGTTACCTAAGTCAGGAGTTCTTCCATTAGGAAACTCCGCTCCTCCACCTAAAAATATATCAAGAACTTTTGTAACCATAGTGGAAGGAGAACCCGTAACCTCTAGCCCTGCGTTTCTTAAAATTATTTCTAAATCTTTATTTTGGATCGCATAAGGATCAAACCAAACATCGGCTTCCTCAAAAACCTTTCCAAAGCCCCTTCCTGAAATATCATACCTAAGCTCGTTTCGATCTGTGTCTTCATTCTTTTGAAGCGTTCTAGCAACCCGGTCAATGTTTGCAACCATGACAAGATTTTTAGTCCCAGCTAAAGGCGTAAAATATTTCTCTGCATTACCAGACTTGTCATCAAGGAAGATCATTATCCAGTCGCCCGGACTTAGAACCTGCTTCCAGTTTTTAGAAGGAAGAAGCGATACGCTAAAAGTCCCTGAAGAACCCTCAATTGATTTGTGAATTTTTACTGATTGAATATCGTCTTCAATAATACCACGTTGAGCTGCCGAGATTAGCGATGAGCTAAACTTGGGACTCGTATTGGTTGGTGTTCCAAAGTTTTGCTTTCTGTAATGGAAATAAACAATCGTAGCGTATGAGCTTCGTGAACCATAAAGACGCTGATCTAATGTAAAACCAAACGGCGTAGTTTGCGCCTTTTTCCTTTGCTCAATCGTACTCATCTGTGTCTCCCGTTAGAAATCACATTTGCGCCTTCAGGATAAGGACTGCGAGAGGATGACCCCTTTGGAGATCTTAAAGACTGAGTCAGCTCTCTGAGAGCAGAAGTGTTTTCATTTAAATCCGGATCAAAAGATGGCATCCCAGAAACTGCAGGAGCTTGTGACTGCGCTGATTGGGTAGAACCCATTGATGGCATATCAGAAGGCATAGAGCCGCCTGATGGGCCACCCTGCATTTGCTTTTTTTCATCCTCAGTCAAAAGACCGTTCTCCATTCCATAATCAAGTCCACCACTTTCAGGGCCAGTATCTTCAGGCCAAACAGCTCCAATAGCTTGACCAAGGTAAGGAATACCCTTCATAGCAGCTCCCATCCCTTTGCCCATCCAAGGAGCAGCCTTGCTCGCCCCACTAGCAAGTCCGGGTAGAATCTTAGACGCACCCTTCTTAACTGCCGATGTCGCTGCAGTCGTAGCCTTTGGAGCTAACATTTTAGCGGTCGCATAACCACCAACAGCGGTAGCACCCGCAACACCAACAGCACCCGCCGTTGATGCCAAGCTAGAAGTTTCGCCACCTAAAAGTCTGATTATTTCATCAAGCTTTACACCAAGAGCGTTTATTGGGTTTGCAATTTTTTCAGCAATCCCTTCTAGTGTTTGTTCTTTTAAAGCGTTCACATCTTTAGCGGCAGCATCAGCTCCGCCGTATTTCTTTTTAACATCTGCTTCGAGAGTTCCTTTTTGAGCGGCCTTGATTCCTTCTGCCATAGTTTTGAAATCAATTTTTCCATTGTCCTCTGAGTTCGCATATATTTCTTGAGCTGCTCTGTAGGTAGTCCCTGACCTGTCGGCTAAATTTTGAATCTGATCTGACACCGATCTGCCCGATGTTGCGTCTCCAATTTCTTTAAACATTTCTTTAAGATACTCTTCGCCAGTGATCTGCTGGGTCTTAATGTCGGCCTCAGACATTCCACGCTTTCTTAATCCATCAATCGTCTCTTGATCTCTGTTGGCTTTACGATCTGGATTGTTATCAAGACCACCCATGATACCAGCTTGCATTCTCATTTCTTTTGCAGAAGCACTTGCTCCCGGAACTATATTGTCCAAGATTCTTAGAGTTTGAGCTTTTTGGAATTCATCTCCATTTTTAAACGCACCGTCCATCCCCTTCAATGTCTCCATAGTTCGAGCAGAATCTTTTTTAAAGAATGGAAGTGTTGCCATCGCAGAAGCGAACCCGTTCAACGAGTCGCCATCTATGTTTACTGCTTTGCTCATCTCTGCCATGTAGCCTGTGATTGACTGGAGGTATTC